CGACCATATGCTACTGGCCAATTGAATGAAGAAATGACATTGTGGGAAGGTCAATCAGTAAATCCTGATGTTATACCTTACCTTGAGCAACCATGGGAAATTGAAGCATATGCTTTAGGTGATAAACTTTATGGAGATTATATAAATGGGAATGTTTGATTATTTTTATTACGAGGGCAAAGAGTATCAAACTAAGGATACACCTGCTCAAGGTATGATAAGATATGAATTGCGTGAAGATAATACCCTTTGGCGTGAAGACTGTGATTCTGATTGGATAGAAGATAAGAACGCCTTTCTAGGCGGTTACATTGTAGATAAAAACCATCGATGGGTTTTCTGTGATACATTTATAGGTGAGATTAGGTTCTATCGTTCACTTGATAGAGAACATAAAGATTGGGAAGAATTCTCAGCATATTTCAAAGATGGCACTTTAAGAGAGATAAACAAAGTATGAGTTTAGAATGGAAAATACAATTAGGCGGTGAAGAAATCTTTTTCGACACCGAGAACGGCAAGATAATTGGTAGAATAACAAAATTGAAAGATTCTTATTATGCCTTTTATAACTCAGCAATTTTAGGTGAATATACAACAATAGAATTTGCTAAATCTGCTATTGAAAGTAGACCCACACCTAAAATGCAAGAACCTCCAAAAAATTATAAGATTTAATCATGCAACAACTTGAAATACAATTTTTTTGGCCTCTGACTGAGCAAATACCTCTAGACTTAGACTATACCAATTGTGAGAAACAAAAAATATGGGGTCCTATAAATTCAACAAGCGCTTTGATGATTGGTAATGGCGGAACTATAACTTCTTCAAACTATGCTTTATCGTCTTCTTTTGAATTAAGAAATAATGCTGATTCAGTTGGTGCTTGGCAACTATATGATGGCTTCAATGTGCATCGTCCTAAAAAGCCTAAGTATTTTGTGAGATTCTTTACTAAACTATTACTTGGCTGGGAATGGAAAGACAAATGATTGAGGTTACAAAGCGTGAGGCATTTGCTCGTGAGTTAACAAAACTGATTAACAGATATTCGTTAGAAGGTGGTTCTGATACACCAGATTTTATACTGGCAGAATACCTAATACGAAGCCTTGAATTATTCCATCAAACTACTAATGTGAGAAAGAGTTGGTATTCTGATGACCGATGAAGAAGCCTTAAAATTCTATGAGGTATTGGTTGAAGAATATGGTGATAGATTGCCCAATTTTGAACATTGCCCACGTGAGTTTGCCTATTATGTGGTGCTTTATAAGTACTCCAGAGGGCTTGACAAACCATCCAATACGTGATAGGATGGACACATTCTTTATAATGGACACATATGAATATCAATTCGTTTTTGAACAGACTTGCCGAAGATGCAGGTCGCAACTATAAAATTGAACTGCTAGAACTGAAGGCTGATGATGTTCTTTTAAAAGAGGTGATTCGTTTAGCTCTCGACCCGTTTACACAATTCTATCAACGTAAGATTCCCGCCTATACAACAGGCAAGGTTGGAATGACCCTTGAACAAGGATTAAAGCGATTATTCCCCCTTGCAAGCCGAATGGTTACAGGCAATTTAGCAATTGCTCACCTGACTGAAACCTTATCATCACTATCTGCTGATGATGCAAAGGTTATTGAACGTATCATTGAAAAAGACCTGCGGTGCGGTGTCTCTATATCTACAGCAAACAAAATCTGGCCTGATTTGGTCATGGATTATCCTTGTATGCTTTGTTCTCAGTATGATGAAAAACTAATTAACAAAATTGAATTCCCTGCCTACGTACAACTAAAAATGGATGGTATGCGTTTTAATGCTATCGTTTGTAATGATGTTGTTGAATTCCGTTCACGCAATGGCAAAGAGATACAATTACTTGGAAACCTACAAGAAGAATTTATTGCTCTTGCAGGTGGTGTTAATTGTGTATTTGATGGTGAATTGCTTGTCAAGGACAAAGGTATTATTCTTGACCGCCAGACAGGCAATGGTATTCTGAATAAGGCCAACAAAGGCACAATCAAAACTGATGAAGCAAGAAAAGTCCATGCAACAATTTGGGATGTAATTCCTTACGTTGGTTTTATCGAAGGTAAATGTGATGTGCCATATTCTTTGAGATATGAAACTCTCCAGTCCTTTACGTTGCCTGAAAAAATACACCTTGTTGAAACTACTGAGGTTTATTCACTTGACGCTGCTCAAAAGATATTCGAAGAATACTTGAACGAAGGTCAAGAAGGTATAATTCTAAAATCACAAACTGGTATATGGGAGAATAAACGTGCCAAGCATCAAATCAAATTCAAAGGCGAGTTGGAATGTGACCTTGAAATTGTCGCAGTTGAAGAAGGCACTGGTAAATATGCTGGAAAACTCGGAGCTTTGGTTTGCGCTTCAAGACACGAAAACGGGCAACGTGTGGCCGTCAGCGTTGGTTCTGGTTTTAATGATGCTCATAGAGATGAGTTTTGGAATATTCGTGATAGTCTCATTGGTAAAATTGTGGCCGTAAAATACAATGCAAAAATCGTAAACAAACAAGGTGAAATATCTCTGTTCTTGCCTATCTTTATTGAGATGCGGAATGACAAAGACGTAGCCGACTTAAATAAGGACATTAAATGAACGAAGATAAACTAAACGCCTTGGTTGAAGATATAGATGCCAACATTGCTGAGTTGATGGCCAAACACCAACTTGGCCCACTATTGGTTGGCTCAGTAACACTTGCTAGACTAATGTTATCAAATGATTACATGGGTTCAGGTGATGAATTTAGAAAACTACTAATCGAGGCTGCTGACAAGAAACCAAACAATCCTGAATTGGCGGTACACTAATGTTTATATTTGATGTTGAAACGTTGGGTAAAGAATCCAACTCGGTGATATTGTCAATGGCTGCAATCTATTTTGATCCCGAAACCAAACCATCATACGAGGAATTATATAACTCAGCGTTTTTCGTTAAGTTTGATGTTGAAGACCAAGTAAAGCGACTGGACCGCAAGATTGGCAAAACTACCATGCAATGGTGGGCCAAGCAATGCGATATAGTGAAGGCCAAGTCCTTGAAACCAAATAAGGCGCTTGATGTTAAGTTTGAAGATGGTTATGAGGCCATGCGAACTTGGGCCGATTCTAAGAAGGATGACCAGTGCTACGTATGGGCACGTGGCAACCTTGACCAATTGGTGCTTGATTCGTTTGAAGAACAATTAGAAATTAAACCAATCTGGCCATTTGGTCGGTGGCGTGATGTAAGAACTGCCATAGATATACTATACAATGCAACCAATGGTTATTGTCCAGTAAACTATAAAGGGTTTAGTGCTGATGCAAAAGTGATTAAGCATAACCCTGTTGATGACTGTGCCTACGATGCAATGATGCTGATGTATGGTGCTGATCCTAAAGACCCACCCTTCTAATAAGGAAATGATATGAGCCACGAAGATGATAAATTTAAGCATTCGAAACGTCTCCATGATGATGAGACAAAGGTTCAGAAACAAGTCAAGATAGCAAAGGCATATGGTGTGCCTGTAAAAGAACCGCATAAATTAGAGAAGAAACATGTTATGAACTGTGGCAATCCAAATTGTGTGATGTGTATGAATCCTCGCAAGGCATACAAAGAACCAACCATCCAAGAGAAGCGATTCGACCAACCAAAGATTAATGTGTTAGATGAAGGCAAAGATTAATAATGCTAGAAACAATTTGTGAAACCTTAGTAGAGGCCTATAAACGTAACTGGATTACCAGCCGTGATGGCAACGTGAGTATACGACACCACGACCGTGACCATTTCTATATCACGCCAAGTGGTGTGAGAAAGCAAACTCTACAACCTGACCAGTTTAAAAAGATTGGTATTGAGAAAGGCTATTATGGCCAACCTCCTCGGCCATATCATTCTGCTATAGAATTGCCATATACTGATATTAGCGAGAAACTAAAACCTAGTGGTGAACTGCCTCTCCACTTTGGTTTGCAAAAGATGATGGGCCAACATTCGCAAGATGTTAGAGTTGTGGTTCACTTACATCCAACTTACTGTGTTGCAGCCATGCACACCGGTATTAATTTGAGTAAAATTAGCTCTGCATTTCCTGAATTGAACCGATACACTAAGGTTGCACCTAATGTTGGTGATGTACCACCCATCAGCGAAGAACTTGGTGATGAATGTCATAAGAACCTTGGTTTAGACAAAGAAGGTAATATTGCGTATGACATAGTTGGCATCAAAGGCCACGGTGTCGTTGCCATTGATACAAGTCCATGGCGTGCATTTGAGCATATTGAACGCCTAGAACATATTTGCCAAATTGTACTAGCATCAGGAAAATATTAATGAGTTTTTTAGTCGCAAATTTACCACCAGTAAAATGTTTTGTTCGTAGAGAGTTTTTGTATGACTTTGAAAAAGGTTATGGAGAATTAGAACCCTGTTGGTGGATTTCAATCAAGTCCCAGCGTAGCCAAGCATTTAGAATCGAAGCATACTTGAACCAATACGGTGCGTTATATGATAAACTTCCGCTTCATGCGTTTTGTTGGAAACCTATAGAAGGCACACCATACCCCTTAGATTTCTTGCAATTATGGAACAGCATGTCGTATGACATTACTGTAATTAAAAAGGCTATGATAGCCAATATGAGGTGTAAGATTAAGATGAAAGATGGCTCTTGGCTAGAAGGTGAATATCTTTTTACTGTTGATTCTTCTCATCCAGATTTTAATGTCCTTGATTGTGGCCATAGTGAGGACGTAGAAGACCACAAATCTTTTAACTTTATTAAATGTGACAATGGTCAATTTGCCGCACAACCAAATAATCGTGTCGTTATTTTTGAACCAGCAAGTAATCCTAAAGAGATGAAGATACCTGATTTTAATGTTGCCACCACTAGATGGAACGTTGAGATGGATCCAAAGTGGGACTATGGTCTGCCAGAAAACAAATGGCGAATGAACGAATAAAACGAGAATGGAGGATTTACATGAATAACAACTATTGGGGTCCGCCCGATGATGATAATGAATTGCCTGAGTGGATGCGACCCGAGACCTATCGTGATGGTAACAAGCCAAAGGTCAGGTCGGCCAAGTCGCTGAATGAATCTATATTAGATGCCCTTGCCAAACCGCCTGTCCCTATTGTGCCGGACAAGATGCCAGATGCGTAAGGCCAAAAATCCATTCGAAAAGTTGCTGTCTAACTGTAAGATGAATGGAATTTACCAAAAAGAAGACGGCACATGGGCTATCAATTCTTCTACAAATAAACGTAGAATGAATGGTCTTGGCTCGGCAGTAGGCTCTTCTATGGGTAAGAAATGGGTGCCATCAAAGATACTGATTACAATTGAAGACCTTGAGAATCAATGGAAGAAACAAGGTGAAAGATGTTATTGGTTTAATATACCTCTTGACCTGATGTTACTGTACAATAACCATCCCGATTGGTATCCGAAGCATCCGATGGCGCCTTCTGTTGACCGTATAGATGATTTAAAAGACTATACACCCGACAATATCGTTATATCATGTAGGTTTGCCAATCTTGGTCGAAACATATATCCGCACGATAAGATGCAAGAAGCCGTAAAGTTTATAATTGAAAGTAACCAAAGATGCGAGATAGTGACGTAAAAAGAACCATTGAAACCTTGACCGAAAGTCTGGTAAAAGGTGCCGACCATATGTCCGATAAGG